AAAGGCCCCGTCATTATTAAATATATAGACTATATCACCTGTCAGCTCGTCCCCCCACTTGAATCCAGCAGATGTTGCTATGCCTGACTTGTCTAGCCGAATAGGCACGGGAAAACCTCGATTGAGGGTATTATATCCCGCGTGGACATCATAGACCATCGCTTTTTGGGAAACGTATCCTAAGAAACCAATATACCAATCCAAATCCTTATGCGATTCAATGGAGAAATTACTGTCCTTAGCTATGAAACCAGACATATTCTCACCTTCAAACTCGACGCTACGCCAACCGTTGTCGTAATGAATTGGCACCCGTTCATCCCTGTTCTCGACCCACACTATATCTGGGTCTCCCGTTTGTATGTTACCTGCCTTGAGGCCGATCTCGTTGTTCGGACCAAAGAGTTCTTCAATTGTCTGGTTAAACGACTCATTCGGGAGAGGGGTAACATTGGAACAAAGCGGGGTAGTCGCATGTGCTCGCACCACCTCGGTATGGAACCCAAAATAAGTAGATATTGATTGTTGGGCGTTGACAGGGGACAAAAATACTAATAAAAAGATTAATATTTGAGAAAGGGGCTTCATATTTATATTTACACACAAACCACGCAAATATGGTAGGCGCGGCGGGATTCGAACCCGCACTGGACGGATTTTAAGTCCGTTGTCTCTGCCAGTTGGACTACGCACCCTTATTTCACCAAATCGTATGGATAAGGTTCTTTATTTGGCGAATCCTGTTCGATCTGGGATCTTTCTTCCATCAGCATTGCCTTAGCTAAGATAGCATAGTTTACTATGTCATCACAGGCATCCTCCACGGTTTCATTAGGGACCAACAGCTCTTTATCGTTAGTAAAGGAACGAATCCTTTGTATTTTGTCGATTACACGGAGGAGTAATCCCTGAACGGGGTGGATGTTCAGTATTGTAGATGCATTAAAATTAGCAAACACATCGGTGGCACCTTTGCCGCCAGTATAGTCACTGTTTTTCTTTTGCATGATTACCCTACAAGCGTTGCAGGTATCATCATGGAGTTGGAGTAGTTCTTTTGTGTTCATGACCTTACAAGACAATTGTGACCAGCTTCATAAAGGTTTCTTTCCAAAATATAGCTTCTCCGCAGACCCACGCATTTTATTTCTTTGATATCATTATTAATAATATACTCAACCAAGCTATCCGATATTTTATCGTCCCGACAAAACGCTATGGCATTTTTGTTATCACTTAAATACTCGGCCACAGAAAGAGGAGATCTCACAAGGTGAAGTAATTTGGTCGGATCTAAATCAACATTGGGAACACACAAGGGATAAAGATAATCGTTAGCGCGTCCCCTTAGCCCTTGATAGTCTTGTTTTTTATTCCACGTAGCTGTAAATGCTCCAACGATCTTATTTGGATCGAGCAAAGAGAAAAAGGGGAAAACTAAATTTTCCTTTTCTTCTTTAAGCTTTAAGGCTCTTAATATCTTGTCTGATATTTTGCTGTCTCGTAAAACTAACGAGTAATGAGGATCACCCAGCCCAATATTGTGATTCCACCTGCTGATGTCAATTGATGTCATTGTTTTTTATTTTAATTCTTTTCGTTTAGATCTTTCATCTTGCGTATGTGACGCTCCCACATTCCCCCAACATCATCTGAGTCTTCTCCGTTCTTTTTGTCTATAGCGCTTTTTACGCATCCCTTATAAACTTGAACAGGAAACACAATGAAAGTGTGTAAGAAGGACATTATCCCCACATAAAGGGCCAAAACTAATCCCACTGTCAATCCCGCCAAAATGCACAGGATTGCGTATAGTATTTTTATTAATTTAATATTCATTGCTGTAGACGACTTACACTCTTCCTCATAATCTCCTAGGTATTCTAGGACAATTTAAATCAAATTTCAAGCACAATTTCAACATTTCTGAAAAAGGTGTAACTAATAGAGTAATGCCCAACGACTTATTAGGACAAATCCATTCCAGCACCGACACTACGTCACCAGATTGGGCTACTTTCAGGGGTGAGGTCACTGGAATGTATTTATTAAGCGGCCAAGGGGGGGAGTGGGGTTCCCAACACCTAATAAGAGAATACAATAGAAACATTAACTCTTTGTATAAGAGCTGGACGCCAACAGAACCCAACGCAACGGGATTGTTTTTGGAACCCTATAATGCAGGGTTTAGTTATCAGGGAACGGGAGATTTTAGAGATTATAAGTGGGACACTTATAGTTTAGATTTTGATGGGGTAGATGATTACGTTGAGCTGGGCAGTCAAGCGGGAGCCTTACGACTCTACAATTCCAACGGGACCATTTCCGCGTGGATTAAAATTGATGACGTTTCTGCGGATGATAATTCCAAACGCATCGTAGATAAATCGGATGAAGGCAGCGGTAGAAAGGGATACGCACTGTGGGTTCGGACTAATGGGCAAGTTGCTGGAGCGATTGATGAGTCTACGCAATCTTCCTCCGTGGGGGTCATAACAGACGCTACATGGCATCATGTCGTGTGGACATGGGACGGAACGAATTACAAATTTTACATCGACGGAAGTCTCGACACTACGGCGGCAGATACTAGTCGTCCTCCCAGTGACACAACCAATATGCGGATTGGCACTTGGAACCACTCCACGGCACGGGAGTTCAAGGGACTCATGGACGAAGTGACCATTTTTGATTCTGCTCTGTCGGCAGTGCAAATCAGAGCTATCTACAATGGCGGGACACCCGAATCCTTAACCCCATACAGCCCCCTCGCATGGTGGAGAATGGGAGACGGGCTTTTAGATGATGGGGGTGACAAAATAATCGGAGATCAGATGAACCTGACTTTGGGGAGCGAACTGATAACGAACGGGAATTTCGCCTCTGACACAGATTGGACAAAGGCGGCGGGGTGGAGTATCGCTGGAGGAGTAGCCTCTTGTGATGGAACCCAAGCAAGTTTTACCTCGTTGATACAAGATCATGTCCACACAATAAATAAAGCCTGTGTTCTAGAATTTGATTTAGTTTCCACTAACGGCGAAGGACTTAAGTATTGGGTCAACGGATCTCAGGTAATCTTTGATATGGTTGAGACTAGCGTGGGTCACAAAAAATATACTTTTTTCACAAATGTTGGCGGTAAGGCTTACTTTGAGGCTTACTCCGACTTTGTAGGCTCTATTACCAACGTATCAGTCAAAGACTATAACGGAAATCAGGGAGGCATGATCAACATGGAAGCCTCCGACATAGTAGCAGACACACCCCTAAGTAATAAATGGGATGTCTATAGTGTTCTTTTCGATGGCGTTGATGAGTATGTGGACGCAGGAACAGCTCTTGGGGATGCTCTGGGAGACAATTACGCTGGGAGTCTGACGGTCTCGATGTGGTTCAAAGCGGGTGTCACTAGCGGAGACGATGGGATGTTTGAAATTGGCCCTTTCTCGGCTGCTTATGGTGAAATCGACGTAGCGTTGGCTAGCAACCACCTGCGATTCAAGCTCAATGGTGGTGGGTGGGAACGCATTGCTGCATTCACCGACACTGCGAGTTGGCATCATATCGTCTGCGTTTATTCGGTTGGTAGCGAGGCAAACAGCAAGATGTATGTAGACGGGGTTGACCAGACTGCCCTTGGCACCACTGGCACGTTCCCTTCCGCTGGGGACATGGACTTTGCGGGTCTCAAAACAATTATCGGGGCATATTCATCATCCTCTTACCCGTTCGACGGCAACATCGACGAGGTAGCCGTCTGGGACTCGGCTCTGTCGGCAGCACAAATTACGGCCATCTACAATGGCGGGACACCCCAATCTCTCGCCTCATACAGCCCCGTCTCATGGTGGAGAATGGGAGACGGCGATTGTTATCGCATCCTTCATGACGCTGCTGCAACCGACGCAAATGCTTTGTTTTTGCCTGCGGTTGCGGGAAATTACGCCAGTGTCCCTGATGCCGCCGACTTGGACGGGTTCACTGACTTCACGTTGGAAGCGAAAGGTGTGACGACGGCGGATTGGACTCCTTCCGCTTCCTTGATGCTAATCTCAAAGTATAACTCAACGGGCAACCAACGTGCGTGGTATCTGTATTTACGAACGGACGGAAAACTGGAACTAACTTTGTCTTTTAATGGGTCTGCCACTAATACCTATACTTCGACTGCCGCAAATGTGTTGGCTGCTGGAGCGACCGCCGACCTCATGGTGATGCGAAACGGGTTGGATGTTCGATTCTATGTGAATGGGGTCCAACTGGGCACCGATGTGACTTGTGTCGCAACCGCCCTATACAATAGTTCGGCCCCTCTTGAGGTTGGCACTAACAACGCGGGAGGGAGTCTCCCGTTTAACGGCTCCGTGCAGAGAGCACGGGTGTGGAACTCAGCGGTCGCCAACCAAGCGGCACCAACAGAAACCCCAGTGCTAGATATCAACTTCGCCTTGGCCACCAAAGGAGCACCCAGCTTCACGGCGACCAGTGGGCAAACCGTTACAATCAACACTACCTCCATTGCCAACCCAGCCGTAATTCGGGGGGCAACTGACGGAGTTATCATTAATGACGCCGCTTTAAGAGCGGATACACCTTAAAAATAAAAAAAATATGAATTATAATAACAGACATTACATGACCCTTCCCTTTTCTAACGTAACCTCGGGGATGATGGACGCGGCGATGGAGTCATCCTTCGACACCTTGCGCCATTCCGTAGAGGGAGAGGGAGCAGATAGGGTTGTCTTAAAATACGAAGGCGAAAGGCCTGCGGTATTTAATGGGATTACTACCTATACCCATGCAGAGATACTTGAAATCATGAGTGGTCCTGATTGGACAGCGCCTGACCCACACTAATCAAAATGCCTACTGACCTATTAGGACAAATACATTCCAGCACTGCGGTCACATCGCCAGATTGGGCCACTTTCAGGGGTGAGGTCACTGGTATGTATTTGTTGAGTGGTCAGGGAGGAGAGTGGGATTCCCAGCATTTAATAAGAGAATATAATCGCAATGTTAATTCCCTTTATACAAGCTGGACACCCACAGAACCCAACGCAACGGGATTGTTTTTGGAACCCTATAATGCAGGGTTTAGTTATCAGGGAACGGGAGATTTTAGAGATTATAAGTGGGATACCTATAGTGTCGTTTTTGATGGCGCTGATGATTATGTGGACACTAACTACCAACCCGACTTCATCAACACGAATGCCACGATGTGTTTCTGGTGCAAGATGGACAATTTTAATGGAGACCAACTATGTGGGGCGAGCAACAGCCACAGATTCTACTGCGGGTTTAACGGCACCAACGCCAAGTTCGGCGTCCAAGATTCCTTCAAAAGAACAACAGATATTAGCGCTTACGTTTCGGTAGACACATGGCTCCACATCTGCCTCGTCGCGGACGGTGGAACTGCGAGCTACTATATCGACGGGGTTTCTAGGGACACCATGTCCTACACGCAAGACGCTGCGACGAATCCCGACACCAATATTCTTATTGGGGCAATAAGCCATCCCCACCCCACCCAGTTTCTCGACGGAAAGATCGACGAAGTTGCAATCTTCGACAGAGCCCTTTCTGCCGCCCAAGTCCTCGCCATCTACAATGGCGGGACACCCCAATCTCTCGCCCCATACAGCCCAACCGCATGGTGGAGAATGGGCGACGGACCTTTAGACGACGGAAATGTTGCTGGAAACGGCTTAATCGGAGATCAGGTAAATCCTACTCTAGGGAGCGAATTGGTCCTCAACGGGGACATGGAGCTTGACGATAATTGGAACGACCTTGGTTCTCCAACCACTAACGAACGTAGCACGGAACAAGTATATTCTGGAACGTATTCAAGGAAGTGCGTTGCCAACGCAGGATCAGAGGGACTCAAGAGCGATACGTTTTCATTGGTCGCTGGGACAGTGTATAAGGTGTCGTTCTATTATTACTTGGAGATAGCCGCTGGTCCCACATATCGGTGGATTATGAAGCTCAAAGATGGAGACGGTAGTGACCTTGATCCGTCTCACAACCTAGCAGTAACGGGTGCTTGGACAAATATTACCTTCTACACCACAGCAACTGCAACAGGCTCTAGTAGCTCTTTTCAGGTCTTCCAAAGCCTTGGCGGTGATTCAACTCTCTACCTCGACAACGTCTCCGTTAAACAAGTCAACGGATATGCAGGACTAATGGAAAACATGACTGCCTCCGACATAGTAGCAGACGCTCCCTAAACCTCTTCAAGAGGTATTTGGTATTTAGCATAGGGTAAGAACCAATGCTCGCAGCTCTCCAAGACATCTTTAAGAAGAACCATAGACATTAAATCTTTTCGTCCCTTGCGTCTATATCCTTTATAGAGACACTCATCTACTCGGGTAACCGTGTCCCTTAAGTCGCATTTTTCTTTTGCGAGGTTGTAGAGGTCGATGTTTTTTACATGGAGGAAAAAAGCCCCCAAATCAAAAGCTACCCACAAGGGAGTGCCCTTTTCATTGCACCACCCCGTCTTTCCTCGGACATTGAAGAACTCTAGGAGAATTTTGCCCTCTCGGGTGGAGTTTTTTAATCCTTTTAAATCTACAGTTTCACCGTTTATTATGAAATCAACATGACCGATGTCTTGTTTTTTGGTGGCTTTCTTGATCGTCAAACCAGCAGATAAACAAGAGCCGTGATACCTCTCTGTGGATTCATCCATTAGTTTTTGGGTGTGGGCTACATGCTTAGAACCCGACAAACCCCGCGCTTTATCTGACATCATAGGTTTATTATAGAGGAATTGGTTAGCTTCGCAAGCAAAAAAACCCCCACCCGCAATGGATGGGGGTTTTCATGAGGCGTATGGTATCGGGATTAGCGTCTATCCTTTGCTTTTCCGATGTTTAAAGCTGCCCAGTCGATGACTGCGTAGACCTTCGACCAGAGACTCCCCTTTGTGGGGGTAGGGGTAGCTGCGGCCACAGCGGAAGCAAGTGCAATAGCGCTAGTTACCACGCCAAACCAAGGGTTATCCTGAATTAATTGAAGAATAATGTCCATTTTAAATAGTTGTTATTAATATTATTTACACTTTTAATGGTATTTCAACCGTTATTTCCCCTGTCCTCTGGATTTTTTCTTATAAAATTTGCTGGCTTTGTTAAAAGAAGTCTTCTTTTTAGAGTTAAATCCCTTATAACTCTTCTTTCTCTTTTCTTCGTAGGAGGATGATTGTTTAGTCTTCATTTGTCCTTAACAAATTGCCCCTCGACCATCTTACCAGTCCTGTCTTTGATCTCATCGTAAGCCAACTGCAAACAAGAAGTGCTCTCAAGATCAACCATTTCAGCTGCAATAATAATGGTCACCAACATATCTCCGATACCATCGGCCACCTCATTCTCTAATGCTTCTATTGTTTTGGCGTGAACATGACTAGGCTCGCGATCCATCGCTTGATGCCAGTCTCGTAGATTTTTTACAGCAAGAATTGTTTCTTCAAGTTCTTCCTGTGTTTTGTCTAACTGAGCTAAAGTATCTCCATTATCAAAGATACCTCGGTCTTTTGCCCAACCGATTACCTTGCTTTCTAATTCGGAAAAATTATTCATCTTCTTCAAGTCCTTCGAATAGTTTCTTTTTTTCTTGTTCGTATTCTTCTAGAGCGTGATCCTCTGCGGTCATTTTGAAATCGCCAAACGTAGACGTTGACCCATCTAAGCCAAATATTTTTTTAATTTGTTTGTTGTCAACTACAGGCATCTCCGAAACATCAAGAGAGTCATCAACTAAAACTTTCTTAGGGGCGATTTCCTGTAATTCGACACACATAGAGAAGATTTCTCTTTTGCTTATCGGCTCGCCGCTCAATGACATGCGCCTCAACTTGTCAACTTCTTTGCAAAAATTAATATAATCCAACTCTTGGACAATCCGCTTCTTTAAATGACTATCATAAATAAAGGCATCAAACGCCTCATAACGTTCATTAAGCAAATAATTTTCATCAAGGGAAACCTCAACGGGATGGTAACCAGACTCCCCCAAAACATACCTGAGGACATCTTGTTTGCGGACTTGAATCGCTTGTTCTTTCATCAACGCCCACAATAGAGAGTTTTCCCCCCGTGTCAACAAAAATCTACAGAATTCTTATTCTGCTTCTAATCTTAGAAACATGTCTGTTTTTTTCTAGCACAGAACCACCCTCTCGGCTCCCTGCTCCATTAGTATTACCCTCAATGGTTTTCACATAGCCCCTTGAATCTACGTCTGCGATAGCGATAGCGATATGAGAAAAAGTAAAAACTATAATGTCTCCAGCATTAATGTCCTCGTTGGTGGGTTTGCGAAGCCCCACTCCATTCGCGGCTTGTTGTTTAGCCCAGTTTTCAAAGTCCCATGCCCCCGCTGTTCTGGGTCTTGAGAATTTCACATCCTCACCCTCTATAGCCTCCCTTACAAGCCAGCAGATGAAAGCCGCGCACCAAGGCCATCCTTTATCGGCGTCGAGCCATGTCGCCGCCTTGTATTCGTCTACCTTGGGGCCACAATTAGTTCCATCTACCTCGGAAACACCAATCTCTCCACGGGCCAACGATACCATCTTCTCGGGTATGCTGCTCCCAGAAATCGCGGGTTCCTTGGTGGATAATTTGGCCAGTATAGCGTTCCAAGTTACTGGACCGTCTGCTCCATCACTAGAAACACCCAAAAGTCTTTGGACGGCCTTTACTACCTCTCTTTTACCTTTAAAATTCATTATTTAGATTTCTTTTTAAGGAATTTTAACGGGTGCTTTTCAAACTTTTTAGCCAAACAAACAATTCCTCCGATTACTTCTGGACTTACTGCACCAATTATACCATACGTTACTGCCTTCATAAGGGATGAGACCTCTGTTTGTTCTAGGATAAACCAAGCAATTCCTGCGGCAATTGCAGCGATTGCAATCTTTTTAAACTGCTCCTTAACAGTAAGGTGGTTAGTGCCAGTCAGAAGCCTAGCAAACATAGCAGCAGCCCCGATTAAAGGAACAAGCCACCCCCCGCCAAGAAACTCTTTTATTATAGACTTTTCAGGTTCCATGTTAAACTAGTTACACTTTCTACAAAAAAAAGCCCCCCACTAGGGGGACTTTTTATTTCGTTTTTAAAAGATTTATCTTAGAACCTGAAAGAAACCCCTCCACCAACCGACCAATCATGCTCTAAAGCATAAGCACTAGAAGAATCAAGATCATTGTCATGATAAGCCGCCTTCACAAAGAGAGAGAGACTATCATTAAGCTCATAGGTGGCTGCGACCCCAGCTTCTACCCCATCATACTCGTCAGCAATATTAACTGCCGCAAATGGAGTAATAGTAAGATTCGCCACGGGAGTAGCGAAATCGCGAGAAACCATCACTTCCACCCCATAAGGGCCAGACGAATCAGCTTCGTGCCACACGGTAGCCGTGAGGTCAGCAATATCGTGGGCATAAGTTAGCGCAAGACCAACCTCTTCCCAACCCCCATTAGAGGAATCAATCCTCTTGAGATGCGCTCTAGCGCCCAAGCTCTGACCAAAAATCTCAATTGGACGAGCATAAGCAACAGACCAATCTTTCTCTGTATCGCCATCAACATCGTGAAGGTCAATACCCACAGAAAGATGCGCTCCCTCAACGGGAATTCCCACAAGGGCAGAAAAAGCAAGAGAATCTTCTCTTGTGGCTACGCCACGATGAGTCGATAAATTGCTATAGTTAACGCCAAGCTCAGGAGAAACACTCTCCAAGAGATTAGTGATAGTAACACCTGCGTTACCAAGGGTAACGCCCAACATGGTTGCAAGACTAAATAATAGTGTCTTCATATTTTTGTATTATTAACGGTTTAAAGCGATTGTCAAATTAATTTTACACATTCTGTGTCATAAAAGAGAATATAAGGGCTTATTTTTATTATCTACATGTGAATACGTATTCATCGCTGTCGCTATTTTTTCCCCACCTTTTTTATTAATCTCCAAACTTGATATCGGTCTTTATCTTTTCCCATTGCTGCCTCAATGGCTCTCCTCGTAATGCTTTTATCAGAAGCGGTGAAGGTCACCTCTTGGAAACGAGGCTTGTCACTTTTAATAATGTTTATATTAACAGCTTCAAATGTAGTTTTTAATGCTCGACGAACATCATTCTGGCAATCCGCTCAGGTGACCCCCGACATAACAGCTCTGTAGCGTGTCTCGTCGGCCTTAATCAAAGGGGCCAGCCCCAACATGAGAAGTATAAATAATTTTTTCATAACTAATTTACGCGGAGGTGCCGATGCCTACGCCAGCACTAATGCTATCTAAGTAAGATTCGCGCATCTTCTTAAGATCTACCACCCTCAACCCTTTTGTCCTGTCCCCCTCAATTACCAGATCAAAGTTTTTGGGAACGATTACCTGATCTCCATTGGGAAGGAGTATTTCCCCAGGTGAGTTATCTGCCATCATCCCATCGATTTTTATTCGGGAATCGGAAGGCCAACGCACTTTCTCTAGTTTAAGAAGGTTTTTTGTGTGACGGAAGCAACCGTTTCTAATATTTATTCCTCTCGCATCCCATGTGCACACAAGGGGCTGCGTGGTCAGCTCTGTCTCAAAATTTTCAATCGTTATTTGGTGAGCATCCCCCCACTGGAGTCCTGTTCCACAATTATGAGAGGTAATATTCTCCAACCTAAGAGAATAAACCCTGCTTGAACCAAGCTCAAATGCAACTGCACCCTCTCTCGCAACAGAATCCTCTCCACCTTTAGCTGCATCACTAAATACATCTCGGACAGAGTAAGTATCTCCCCCTAACTTGACCCCCACAGCATTCTCACCAAATCCGCGCACCACCAAATTGTCTACCCCCGCTGACTGTTGGGCACCACGAAAACAAACACCGTTGAGACCGTGCTGTGATTGTATGTGTATATTACGAATCCCCGCACCAAAGTTGCTATAAAATGACCTTTTGTTTGGTTGTTTCCAGCTGAGAATCCAGTCGCCCTCAAAATCTTCTTCAGCGCGAAAACCACAGGAAGATCCTAGATGATGCCCCGCTCTCACCGATCCCTTTAACTGCACATGACTGTCCAAAAAGAGGGTTCTGTTTAGGGGATACCAATCAGTCAATACGAGAGTCCCACTGTGTTGACGACTACCCGACTTGTTTAACTGCTTCTGAGCCCGCTCAAAATATGCAGCCCAGTCAACTGGGAGTTCTGGGTGTGCGTTATCAATACCATATTTTTCAAGAATTTCTCTTGCTTTAATTATTTCGGCTTCAACCTCCTCTTTGGAGGGGATGATTATTTGTTTCATTTGGAATAAATTTCTCTTTCAAGCCTCCTAAAACGAGCATCAGAGTGCCAAACCTCATCAGTTTGGGGGGTATAGGTTCCATCCTTTGTTTGAATGGGGCTATTCATCCTGAGTCTCAGAGTAGAAGGCTGATATATGTTCAAATTGCTCACGCTCGGTGGTGAGTCGCTTCCGCAAGAGGTCAGCGCGATCAGCATCATTGCCATCCCCGCTACCCCTAAGCTTTTCAATTTCTTGGAGGATTTCATCTTCTCGTTCTCTTTGTTCACGGTGAAGATCATAATAGAATCTCTTGTTTTTAAGATTTAAAAATAATTCTAAAGATTTTATAAGGGATTTAAGTAGTGCTAACATCTGCTTCCTTAGAACAGGAGAATACCTCTGTTTCCACTCCCTCGGGAGTAACCTCCCTAACGGAGCCGCCAACTACTTTGGCGCAATCAATTGCCCAGCCCAATGCCCCTTCCAAGGCCGAACTGTAACAATGGTGGAACTGACCCTTGCGGGTGTATACCCTATAAATAACTGGTTTTTTACTCATTTTTGCGGTTTAAATTCAAGTGCTACTCTTCCAACATTTTCTTTGTCGTCTGACAACATCCCGTGAATTAAAACACAGTCTGGAAGGAAGTCAACACTTTTTTCATCTAAAATATAACGGTCGTTTTCGAAAAAAAGTTCTCGCACTACATGGCGTGGTCCCTTGCGGGTATGTCCTAGCGAAGCTTCCTTCCCCATTAGGTGTTCTGTGGTCTTGTTTGTTCCGACCACCTTAAATATTACACTCATACGTTCTGATTTACACCAAACTATGGTATTTTTTGAGTCTTTAAATACTATAGCCCTTTTTTGATATTTTTCAATCCACTTTTTAAACGCCTCCACATTATGCTCTCGCGATATTTCTGCTACAAAGTAATTTTTATTATGTTGTTCTAAAAGAGAATCAAAAAGACGGTAAACACACTCCGTCCATTTTGTGTGCGAGAATTTACTGCTAGTGCTAATCCCGAAAGCAAATCTGAGATACATAAAGTTTTCCTCTTCTGAAACAAACATAAACCCAAAAGGCTCCCCCTCTTCTTCAGCCATGTATATTTTAGAGGTGGAAACCAACTCCTCAAAAAAGTCTTTTATTTTTTCTTTTCTTAGGCGCGGAGACGCAAACTCGCAGCCGCTGTAAGGCTTGGATTTCACAGAGTAAGCGTAAAAAAACGACCAAACCGCTGAAGCGTCTTTTATACGTTTAATTTTCACTTCTTTATTATATTATATAATAATAAAGTGTAAATTTAAATATGGCGGCAGAAGGACACAACAAAGCAGCAAGTAGTCTTTTAGATCTACAGCCTACTGCGATATTAGAATTATTCAAGGTTTATCCTGATAGGATCAATACACCAACAGTATATATGGGGTTTCACGGGGGAGCTATTTTTAATAAATCAATTAAGTGGCAAGGCATCCAATACCTTCCCCTTACCATGGAAAGCGAGGGTTTTGATGTGTTGGGGGATGGTAAGCTGGCGCGTCCCAAAATAAGAGTGGCTAATGTGAACAACATTATTACCAATCTTCTCCAAAATCACAAAGACTTTAAAAATGCAAAAGTCGTAAGAAAAAAGGTTCAACTCAAATTTCTAGATGATGATAATTTTGATGGGGGAAATCCATTTGGAATAGCAGACAGCAAGGCTGAACTGCTAGACGAGGAGTGGATAATGGGGAGAAAGACTCAGGAGTCTAAGGTATTCGTAGAATTCGAATTGAATTCTCCCTTAGATTTAGAAAACTTTAATGTTAATTCTAGAGGAGTCCAAGCTAAGTTTTGTTACTGGCAATATAGGGGGGAGGGGTGCCGATACCAAGGGCTCCCCATCGAGCAAGAAGATGGGACTCCTTTTCGAAATCCTGATGATGACCTAGTGGCGCCCCAATATATCCCCCCTGAAAATGACGAGGGGGTGCCCTCACAGAGTAATTTTTTTAATGACCCAGCTGCCATATGGAAGGGATCTAAAGGATATGTCTCGGGAGACATAGTCACAATAGAAAGCCCCACAATACTCCTCCCTCCACAGGGAGGGAATGTTAATGCCAGAGGAGTGCCCCTTAAAACTGTTTATGTATCTGTAGCTGGGTTTGAAGGAAGCTTCAACTCAGGGAACAATCCTGAAAAAAACCCTAGTTACTGGCGAAAGGATGGTTGCACTAAAAAATTAGACGCATGTCAAAAGCGATTTAATACAGCCGCAAATGTGGATTTCTTGGGGGCCACTCAAGGCGAACAAACCTTCCCAACGGTTAAGTTTTCAGGAGCAAGCGAAGGCAATGTAAACTATATTAAAAATAGCGGCCTATTCCACACAACAGAATCTAGTGTTACGGGAGCATTAGACCCAAGAAAGGAGTGGACTCTTGTTGGGTGGGCAAACATTAATGAACTCTCTCCTCGGGGAGCAGGAATTTTTAGCACCTCCCAAGCCGATGGCGATGGGTTCCCCGCAGGTAGATTTGTAAATATCAACCGCAACTCAACGTGGAGCCAACGAAACACAGATAAGTCTAATGACATCCAAGCTCAATACATTGGATATAAACTCCACGAAACCTCGGCTAGCTCCTCCAACAATGCTTACCGAACTCAATCTTTAGGTAACCTCCAACAAGCTGATGCGGGTAATGAAAAGTGGCACCAGTTTATTATTAGGCATCGCACAGGAAGCGCGAACTTTATTAATGGAGAAGGGGAGGACGAAACTACTGTGATAGAATTCTTTGTAAATGAGAGGAAATTCTCCCACAGCGCCGATAGAGAACAGATCCAAAATAATTTAGGGAACTTTGCATCATGGAATAAAAGAGCAAATGCCACATGGGATAGCTCCAAGCCGATGCTTCCTGAAACATTTATGATTGGAGCACAGGAGTTTTTCAGAGACAGAGATTATTACGATACTGGCCCGTCTTTTATCTCTACTATTAATGGACATATAGGGATGTGGGGATTGTGGAATAGGGCTTTAAAGGAAGAGGAAATACGTTTTTTGAGAAAGTCAATCGTCTCCCCCTTCGCCACCAGTAACTCCTACACTCATATTCCACGGACATACGACGAATGCGTCGGAAGGATGAGCACCTTAACAGGGGGCACGGGGTGGAGCGATCCCGCAGGGGAGGTGGTGCCCGAAGGAACAGCCCCCCTTCTTTATGGAGAGCATAGCTTAGTCGCGTGGTGGGACGGAACCACAGGAGACACAAGCATCGGCAATGGACTCCTTGATATCCACACAGGGGGCAATCATTTAACGGGAAGCGGGGACTTTTCAGGAGTCAATAAAACCTATGAAGACGCATCTATACACTCTCTTGCCAACCCCACCCCCTCTAACCCTAGATTTGGAGGATTCCCAGGAACTGATGGATTTAGCTACGGGAGAGATGGAGGAGCATATTAAAGAGGAAAAGAAAGCCCTTGAATATATCAAGAAGCTTTCTCACCAAAATTTCAAAGGAGAAATCTGTGGCTTTTTGGGTTACGATTATCAGACAGACCGATATATAATTCAAAAAGAAGAGAACATCGCCCCCGACCCTTCTTCTCTTTTTTTAATCAACCCTTTGAATTATTTACTCTTTAAGGATGCCTATGAAATGGTCGCTATTTTCCATAGCCATATTGTGGGAGATGAAAGTGCATCAGAGTTTGATGTGAAAATGGCTGAAAATTGTTGCCAACCATTTTTAATATACAGCTTGAATAGTAAAAAAATAAATATTTATACCCCCGAAAACACAGAAGCAGATGTAAAGATACTAGAACGGATTAAGGCTGTAGCATGACAATTATAAGATTACATGGAATTCTCGCAAAGGAATACGGTCAAAATTTCTGCCTAAACGTAGGAAATCCTAAAAATTTGCTACACGCCATCGACGCTAACAGGGATGGATTCATCTCAAGGATTATACAATTACAAAAAGAGGGGTGTGTGTATGAGATTATTATTAATAAAAAAAGACTTAATAATCAAAAGGAACCACAAAATTATGATTCCTCCCAAATTATTGATTTAGTCCCAGCCATTACAGGCTCAGGTCCAGCGGTTTTTTTACCCCTATTCGGGGGAAATGCCCTTCTGGCTCACATCGCAAGTGCTGTATTTTTTGCAGCAGTCTCTTACGCTTTAACCCCCACCCCCGAAGTACAACAAATAGAAGCCACGGCCCAAGCGTCTAAAACGTCTATGGTTTTTAGCAATACCGTTAATACCGCAAGTCAGGGAGCCCCATTACCCATTGGATACGGGCGTTTAAAAGTAGGATCTCAGGTGATACAGGCCACTATTAAATCTTATCCCCAACACCAACCAGTTGATGAGGCTTTAAAAGCGGGGCAGGAAGGCTCAAATATAACAACTAGCAACCGCCGATAATAATGAATCATGTATTAAAGAAATTGCAGATCGCTGGGGCGGGTAAAAAGAAAAAGCCAAAACCCCCCATTTATAAACCCCCTGAGATGGGACAACTGCAATATGGAGCCTCCTTTAGTTATTCTGAAACTCTCGATCTGATTAGTGATGGCCCTATCGCGGGATTGGTTAATGAGGGGGGAGAGGTAATGAAGGGAATAAATATCCTGAAAGGGATTTATTTAGATGACACTCCTATAGCGATATCAAATGACAACACCGCTATACAAACTGATCTCTCGGAACTGGAGCGAGATGCGATGGAAATCAAGTCCATGGCCTTGGAAAGCGGCGCCAATACAGGAATAAGAGGACTGAGGAATTTTTTTAAGGGAGTAAACAGTCAAAACACCCGTAGCCCAGATGGGAAAATATCTACTTTTTATGGGGGACCGTTAGACAGGGGGGAGCGTCTTACGTTACCTAATGTAACGTTTTTGTATTTGAAGCTCAGAGCATTGAGATACCTCCCCGAACTCGCTCCTGGGTGGTCTCAATCAGGGTTGTTTATTAGAGCTTTTATCGAAGACACTTACACCTCCCAACGTTTTTATTGGTATCTTGATGGAACCCTAAATTATGAAGGTCACGGGGACTCCCAAAATGACGCAATTTATAGAAATGAAAGGTTTCCTCGGGGGAATGACATAAACGGGATTTCTCATCGCGTTGAGGCAATACAAACGAATACAGGAACAGGTTTCCCTCAATCTTTATATTGGACAGATGCTAACACGTTAGATAGCTCCAAATTTTTTCTGGGGTTTCAACCTTCGGAAGGGCAATCTCTCGGACAATTTACTCAGACAACCGATGCCGCTGAAAAGTTTGTCGAAGACGAATTAGCTGCTATTCTTGCTCTGTGGAATACCAGCAACGAACAGGGGGGTAACTCATTCCAAAGAGAATTAGCAGCAAAAGCTATTAGTGAATTAGCTTCAGGTTGGGATGGAAGCCAAACAAATCTAGCAGGGTTGCTATCAGAGAGAGTAAACGAAAGCAAAGGATTGTTTGTTGTAATTAAGGTTGAAGAAAATAATTCTAATCTCGATCAAACTGTTCTCGATGGGGATGATAACTTACTCGATATGCAGAGCGTTCTTTATGGAGCTAACGAAAGGTGGAATCTAGAGACCGCTCTGGGAAATGTTCTTCACGGCGGCTTCCAAAAATTTGATGTTACTTGCCCGACAGTAGACACCGATGGAAAGTTAACAGGAACTATGCGTGGGTTTGTGCTTTTGCGTTTCAAATATAACTATCAGACTGCTAACCAATTGGTTACAGGCTTTGGATTCCGCAACAATGGCGGGAATCTTTTCCAAACATTTACTATAGCTTTTGCGGAGCCTCTGAATAAGTTGTTCGCTGATATACACTCTTTACAATATACACATAAATTAGAGGGGGGAGTGAAGGCCATAAACGAATACCAATCTTCTTCTAACTTGAAGTTTAATTATTCGAATGTCTTAGCGGAAGTCAAGACGGGAGAAGAGGACCAAGAACCTTTAAAATCCTTCCAAAGAATATTTATTGATCATCTTTATAATAAGGAGCTTTACGGACCTTTCGGAACAGCTTCTGCAAGCGGTAATCCCACCGTGCAAGGAGACCAGAAAAACGCACCCCAAAGAATTCACGCTAATGCCGACCTGCTTACTCGCGAGGAAGTATTAGATTTAAACGCAACAAATTTCAACACAGCAATGGAAGGAGAACTTCCCATAGATGAGGGAAGTGATGACATACGATATAGTAGAGGAAATAAAAACTATTCTAAGTGGGGAGCTAATTCTTTAATACATTGGGACGAAGCGTCCATACCTGCCACTCATACTGTATATAACCCCAATGTCACGAAAGCTTTTATTACATTAAATGTACAGGCTCTACAAGATACATTAGTGAAGAAAGTGGATGATGTGGGTGGTGACAGCGACGTAGATTTTGAAGTGGGGCATAAATTTCCCACGGTTTTAAACATAAAGGTAGAAATAGGAACAGCAGGAAACTATACGAATGGCGCGAAAGGCGGCGAAGATGTTTCTGATACCTATAATTATAGAATAGTCGCATTAGTAGAGGGGCAGACATTAATTGATATCGGGAATCCCGACAGCACCTCAAGCCCATCTCATAAAGAGTATGTTGTTAATTTAGATGACAGGCAGACGAGCTTGAATATACCTTTTAATCTCCCCCCCGCGAAGATAACTCCAACCACAACCTTTAACGCAGACACAACGGAAGGACACGAAAGCGGAACGGCCTATCAGGATAGTGTGCAAAAACGGTTTATTAGAGTAACTAAATTGTCCTACGAGACTAATTCTGTATTGATAAATAAAGTAGTATCCCTTAATAAGGTCACCGAAATTATTGAAGCGAATTGTCCTTACCCGTTTTCAGCAATTGTGGGGACGAAGCTAGACTCCAGAGCTTTCTCCTCTATCCCCAAGCGCAGTTTTGACTGCAAACTAAAATTAGTAAAGACTCCAAGTAACTACCTCCCCACAACAGACGACGGAAAAGATCGAAGGTATTACAAAACTAACAAGGAGTTCACGGATACCACAAAAGATAATAAACTTGTATATGTAGGAGACTGGAACGGAGAATTCCATAACGAACTGCAATGGACTGATAATCCTGCTTGGATTTTATATGATCTTCTCACCAACAATCGTTATGGGATGGGAAGTCATATTGATGAATCAAAAATTAACAAATGGCAACTCTATAAAATAGGAAGATTTTGTGATGCGGTAGATGACGATGGTTATTTCGAAGGAGTGACTGATGGAAGAGGGGGGAAGGAGCCTAGATTTTCTTGTAATGTGGTTTTTGATCAAGGACAGAAAATTTATGATGCCATCACAACAATCACCGAAATATTTAGGGGAAGAGTTTTCTTTGGCAACTCAGAAATAAACTTTGTCGATGACCGTCCAAGAGAGCCCATTAATTTGTTTACTAATGAATCTGTAAAAGAAGGTCAGTTTTTCTATTCAAACAATAGAAGAGACCAACAATACAACACTATCGAAGTAAGCTTTAAAGATCGCTTCGATAATTTTTCTCCGAAAGTCGAAGTCATAGAAGACGAGGAGGATATTAAAGAAAGAGGAGTCTTTAAAACCCGAATAGAAGGGGTGGGTATAACTTCTCGCGCAATGGCTAGGCGCGTGGGACAGCACAAAATATTTGCTTCGATTGAGGAGAACCAAACCGTTGCCTTCACAGCGGGACTCGAAAGCCTCCTTTGTCAACCTGGAGACTTGGTGACTATTGAGGACGAATTAAAAACCAATAAAGTTAATTTTGGGAAGATTCTGGAGGTCAACCTCACCAATGAAACGATTAGGCTGAGCAATGCTGTAAATGCCGACAATATGAACACTGGCGCCCTGACCGTTTATAACCCGACGGGAAGAGATACAATCGAAGGAATACAAGAATTCGCTACCATAGACAGGGACCGTTATCAAAGTTTCTCTATAACTGGATGGGACACCCCCCCATGGATAAGGTATACGGGAGATTACGCATTTTCAGGTTATACATCAGGTTATAATGTGAGCATGACAGGTACCGATCCCCGCCATCAAGAATACGGTCTATACACAGGAATTAGTGGGACATTTCTTTACTTTGAAACAGGAGTAACAGGCTGGACATTTGCTTCAGGAACAGGGGAGGGAAATGTAGGGGCTTTTGATTTAGCTTCGGGAGATTTTATTCAAGAGCTAACTGGTGCCCAAACTTTGGGCGCTTTTAACAGTGGAAAAATAGCGCCGATGGCAATGACTGGGACTAAAAGAGAATCCGAAGGGGTTACTTTTTCGGGGCTCGATACTGAAAGCCTCGTCGGACCCTACCAAGGAGTTTTAAACTCAGAAATCGCAGAGACCTCTCCTAACCAGATGGCTGTGTTGAAAATTACGGGATACGTTATATCCGATCCAGCTGTATTAGAAGCTTCAGGATTTAATCCATACGGAACTTTGGCCTCTGGATTTGATAAGCCGCAGCTTTTGCCTTTTGTGAAATTAGGGAGTCCCGCCAAGTTTGAAATCGCTAATGCAAGCCCCTTTATTTACAAGGTCATCTCAATGAAGGAGGAAGCTCCAAACGAATATCTTGTCACCGCTACCAAATACGATACAGGCAAATTTAATTTAATTGAAAAAAATATCAGCATAGAAAACAAAGTTGATACTCAAAGTTATCAGGTGGCCCAAACCATTAACGGGGTAACATACAGCACTCTTCCCACCCCTGTATTAGATAACGTTACTACAGGAGAGCCAGACGTAGCCACCGACACTTTTACTATTACGGGAATGTGGAGCGATGTATCAGACGGCACAGGTTATAATGTCCGCTTAACCCAACCTAATGGATTAGTAATAAGTGACTTTGTAACTACCACAGGACATGAAATTACAGGCTTAGGGCAAGTGGGCGTGTTTAATTTTTGTGTAAACGCCCTCGGGAATAAAGGGGGAGATGCAGAAGTTAATGCTTATTATGATTCCTCCTATGACTGTTCGGGAATTTTTGTGGTTTACGACGACTTACTAGCCCTTAGCACTTCTTTTGTTAACCAAATAACAATTTTATAATGGACGCAGGATATACAGTTTTAAAGGTAACTAAAGACGACGGGGCTTATATTTATGCCTCGGGGGCTTATGATGATGCAACAGGTGCGACTGGAGCTGGTGGCCATTTATACCCTAGAGCCTTCGCTTCAGGATGGACGGATGTGCGCTTTGTTAATATTGTAGGGGCAGGGCTTTCAATGCCTGTGGACAATCCTGAGATTACTTACCCCACCACATTATATAAATCCACAGGAACAGTAATCCAAGGGGTAAGCGGACCCACAGGAGACATTAGGGGAGAGGGCACTGGCTATTATGTAGGGATAGGTTCTGCTCCGTCTACGTTACCTAGAAACACTACTTACAGTGGCGCTATATATGCGATATATGAAGGAACCCACAACTACACGGGAAAAGTAGGCATCGGAATCTCTTCTCCTAGCAGTTATTACGAAGGAGAGTTCACTACTAAGAATCTTTATGAATTCGCATCTGTTTTCAATGTGGATACAGGTGATCTCGTATCTGTAACGACAGGAAGTGGCGTCCATAGGCGCGGAGATGTTACCTTGCAATTTGGTTTAGGAAACCCAGTCGGAGGGACAATGACATCTTCCGCTGCAATCGCACAAGATCCATTCATTAGCGGTCAAAAAATAAGTATTTTAGATATCAATGGAGGTCTTGTATTTCCTAATTATAGGGTCACCACGGATTCTATTTTCAATTTTACTGTATCACAGAACGCAGATGTATTCGGAACTTATACTAAAGATTTCGGCGTAAGAAACGATGTAGTTAATTATGATGGGACCACCCAAAGAAGTGAATTCTACCTCTATGGGAATGATCTATATATAGATAACGTCTCTGTCAAAGCTTCAGGAGCGACATTCCTAAACCAATCTGATAATACGGGGAACTTCTCACCGCGCCCCACAGGGGGGCTGAGTCAGGAGAATGCTGCTGAAGCAGTAAAATACTTTAATAATCAAAAAATAACAGGAGCAGAGGGAATTTCGGGGCAGCTCGGCATCCAAGTATCTTTTGAGAACGATCCCACTTATACTGATTATGGCAACTTGGCCATCTTCGCGGGGACGGAAGAGAATTTCGAGACTAATGAGGGGAGCTTGCTTTCCCTCACTCCTCTCCAGCAAATTCAAAAAGGGCAACACTTCCCCCTCTTCTCAAATGATGGGATACCTGAAAACACAGGGTTATATCTAAAGTTGGCTGTTGACACTCCTGAGGCCACAACTTCCACCCTCTACACTTACGGCCCCGTAACAATAGAAAGAATTCCTCACGGGGGGGAACTTTTTGTTGCCAATGCAGGCGACCAAACTATAGATGGGTGTTTAGATATATATTGTTTGAGTGTCAGTAGCGGAAACGCTACAGGAACGGGAGATGGTGGAAGATTAACGGGTCCAGGAGGTCTACCATACCTGCTTACTGGAGATTCTACAGAAGAAACCCAAACTCTTCAGAAGGTTACAGAAAAAGGTAGCACAACAACAATACCTACAACTTATGGTGGCCCTCTAGCCGCGACAGCACCTCTCACTGTTGTCACTGAGGGCGCTGATGATGGGGGGGTAGATATTTATGACCACGGTGATACAACTAATGCTATTGTTACTATAGGAGGAGACGCTTTCGCTGCGGGTCTAATGACCTTAAGGGATACTTTAGCGAAGCCCAGCGTCGAACTAGGTAGCGATACAGCCAAGGCGGGGCAGGTGAATATCTACAATCCCGATGGCGACACAGAACAAGTCACCTTAAGCGTAGACGCCAATGGCGGTGTGAGTAAAGCTAAGGACACAGATGGTAATGACAGCGCCAAAATGGGTAGCGATGCCAACAAAAGAGGATACACGGTAGTATTAAATCCTGATGGCACTGAAGAGAGAGGTAGGCTTGGAGCAAGTGCTGATGATATGGGTTATCTTACCCTTAAAGACGACACCGAAGCCGACAGCATTAAGCTTTATAGCGATTCAAGTAAAAACGCAATAATAGAAGCGACCGACGCAGCAGGAAGTAAATTAGTCAATATAGATACTAATTCCTCCAACGATTCTTATTTAAACCTCCCCAGCGTTGGTATCGGAACAAGTGCTGTTGAATCGACAAATTCATTTGAGGTTTACTCTCCCGATGCGAGCGCCACAATCCTTTCGGTAGGAGTGGGCACTTCGGCAGGATACGTGGGCGTCGGAACGTCAAATCCACAATTTCCGTTTGATGCCTCTAATGTAGCAAAAGCAAATATTGGAGCCGCTAACAGTAAGATTAATTCTACTGGTTCTGCTATCCTTGGTGGAGCAAATCACCAGATAAGCGGCGACTTTGATGTAATCGCGGGGGGAATCATCAATAACATATCGGGTGGCGACTTTAACTTTATTGGTGGAGGCTCAGGAATTGATGTCACTGGAAGTGATTATTCTTCTAGTATGGGGGGATATAATAATGATATTTTATCTTCTGATTATGCCACTATTGCTGGGGGTTATGACAACTTAGTTTCTGGTGCGGCAGGAGGAGTCTTAGGGGGTGGCTTCGATAACACATTAAAAGCGACAAACTCCGTTATTGTTGGTGGCCAAAGTAACACCATCCATGAGGGAGGCATCTATAGTTTCATCGGTGCTGGTGGATCAAATGTTATCAGGGGCCAGAACAACGTCATCGCTGGTGGCATAAACCATGAGATCTCTGGCGACATGGCCGTAATCATGGGCGGCAGCGACAATAAAATAGAAGCAGACAGAGGAGTAGTAGGCGGCAATCATTCTTATGTCCAAGCTGGGCATACTGGGGCATTTGTTTTCTCTGATAGCTCCACAACCCCAGCTCTTTCTTCGGGGACTAATACATTAGGACTCCACTTCGAAGATGGGGTCTACGTTGAATCGACAAGTGGACTCTATCTAAACGGAATCCCTGTGATGACGGGAGTCAATCCTTATGACGAGGATACGCTTCAGACTGTTACGGATCGTGGTAACACGACAACGAATTCTATCCTCTCCACAGGACCGCACATCTCAGGTGTGACGGGACTGTTTAGCGATAGGGTCGGGATAGGAACAAGTGCTCCGAGCGAGCTACTACATTTACAAGATTCTAGTTTAAGTCCTCAAATAAGAATAGATGGTGGAGACGGGTCTTCAGATGGGGCTGCTATCTTAGGATTGTATGAGCAACGAAATGGACAGTTTGGTTTCAAGTTTAAATATGATGGGTCTAATAACAGACTTGATATTCTTTCGCGAGTAAGTGATGTAGATACCGCAAGACTAACGATAGATAGAAGCTTAGGTTATGTTGGCATAGGAACAGATGCTCCAGCACGAACACTCGCTGTAGAGGGCACAATACAGCAGCAAGACCCAGCGAATAGCACAAGGTTATCTAGATGGTATAACGATGCTACAGCACAATGGTTGGGGCCAGTCGATGCAAGGCCGTCTTACTTAATGGCTCACAATACACCGTGGGTGACAATTGAGACAGACGGCAGTGTCGGCATAGGAGCAAATTGGTATTCCACCACTGGTCCGCTAGCAACGCTTGACGTAAGGGGCGACATCTCGGGCTCAGGTAGCTTCTTGGGCACGGGTGTTGGCAACCGAATCACGAACAACGGAACGCCCTATCTCCTCTCAGGAGATTCGCCAGCAGAGACGCAAACGCTCCAAGACGTTACTACCAACGGCAACACGACTACGACTTCTATTGCCGTCCAC